GATCCGCATCTGTCGTGATGGGCCGCTGTAATCCAAAGAACGCATCCACTGCCCACACCGCTGTCCTGACCATAGCTGAAACTGTAGGCCGAAACCGGGTAAAACGCGACAGGGGGTGTTTTGGCACCTGTCATCACCATCACGCACCGCCCCGCACACGCCATCAACTTGCCGCGGCTTCACTCAGTGGCCTTGGTTTAGGTGCAGGGTGACCAGATGGATGGCCGCATCGAAACGGCGCTGAGCGGTGCGCGACGCACAGGCAAACCGCCGACCGATCTGCTCCCAGCGATAACGGTTGGCCCGCATCCACACCAGGTGCCGCTGCTCGACCTCAAGCCACTGCACCCAGCGCATAGTTTCGAGCATCCGCTCCACAGATTGGGGACTGGGTGGCATGGGCCGGTACAGCCGCTCAGGGTCAGAATAGCGTTCGGGCACTTGGAAGGCCAGCGTCATCCACGGGTTGAAGTAACCGCCTGGGCGGACCCGGGGGAGCTTGTGCGCGGTCTCGGCAGCCTCGGCAAAGCGGGCGGCCACGTCATCCACTGTCCATTCGGTTCTGGTGTCAGTCATGGCGCTTGCCTCCATCACCGTAGAGGCGTTCGCCCAGCCGTCGCACGAACTGCTTCTCCAGCCAGTCCAGCCGGTCGTCGCGCTCGGAGACCACCAGGATGTGGTCGTTGCGCCAGCCTTCACGCTTGACGGCGTCCAGATCCGGCACGGTTGGCTGCAGATTGCCCAGGGGGCAGCGATAGCGGTATTGCGGCACTTTCATGTCACACCCCCTCTGCGGCCATCTCGCGGGCCAGGTACAGCAAGGCGATGGCATCAGCCTCGTTGTCGTCTGCCGGGGCGTGGCCACGGGCGCGGGCGGATGTGACCATCTCTTCCTTGCTGGCGTTGCCCTTGCCCGTCGCGTGTTTTTTGATCGTGCCGACCGGGATGCCCTGGTACGGAATCTGGTGGTGCTCGCACCAAGCAGTGAGATGCGCCATGAATCCGCCATAGGCGTGCGCGGCATCTACGCCCAGGTGCCGGCGCACTTCCTCGAAATAGACAGCATCGATGCCGTTGCTGGCCTGCTTGATCTCGGTCAGCCAGCGCTTGAAGCGGAGGAATCGCATGCCGCCTCCCTCGAAGCGTTGCGGTTTGAACGATTCGGAGCCGCTGGTAATGCTGCCGTCGAGGGTGAGCAGCGCCCATCCGGTGGTGGTGCCAAGGTCGAGGGCGAGTAGGGTTTGGTTCATGTTGTCAGTCCTTGTTTTGGTCGGCCTGACACATCTGGCACAGTTCCACATAACTTTCCATGAGGCGCGCGCGCACGCGTATAGAGAAGTTATGTGCAGGTACGTCAGATACGTCAGACGGCGTGGTCTTCATGGGAGTTAGTTGTCCGCGTAGGGGATGTAGGTGGGCATCGGCGGGTACTTGAGGCCCACCCCCCGAAACCCCCGCACACCCGCACCGTTACGCCATTTCTCGATGCCGCGCGTAATGAGCAGATCAGAGAATCGGCGCTGTGATCCAATGAATTCACCAGTTGCCTCAGCCCATTGCTTCCAGTCGCTGAACAACTCGGCGGTCAGCGATTTGGCGTTGGGATCGCGCTCGCAGCGCTCATCAAGCCAGCGACCCAATGCATCCTCGGCTTCGAAATATTCTTCGGTCGCCGCACGCACGCAGTCGGGTGGATTCAATCCTTCACGTTGCCACGCAAGACATCCGGCCACGGCCCACGCCATGATTCCATCGCGCTCGGCCAGCAGTTTTTCGGTGAGATGGCCATCGCGCTTTTCAGGCGGGATCGTGACCGTGAACGGAATGAGGTGCATTCGCCGCTTCATTGCTTCATCGATGTTACGAATGGCCGGCCTGTGATTGCCGACGATCACAGGCTTGAACTGCGGAAAGAACTCGAAGAAGTCCTTATGCATGAAGCGCGCGGAAATCTTGTCTCCGCCGGTGATGGCCTTGACCTTGGATTCGTTCAGGCGTCGCCCCTGTTCCGTTTCGATGGCCGTCACAAAGCGTGCGCCGCGCAGCCCGGCCAGATCGGTTGGATGGCGGTCACCACGTGTTTCGACAAAGGTATCCATTGAAGCGGCAGTGGCGTAGCTACCAAGAATGGTGCTGATGACGTTGGCGAACACGCTTTTGCCGTTGGCTCCGGTGCCGTACAGGAAAAACAGCGCATGGGCGCTCGTCACGCCGGTCAGACAATAGCCGACCATCCGTTGCAGGTAGGTCTGCAACTCGACATTGCCTCCTGTGACATCGGACAGGAAAGCCGTCCATTGCGGACACTCGCCCACCGGCGCTGCCGTGGTGATCTTGGTCATCCGGTCAGCGCGGTCGTGCGGACGCATCCGGCCTGACTTGAGATCGACCACGCCGCCCGGGGTGTTGAGCAGCCATGGGTCGGCATCCCATTCCTCGGTGGTGGCGGCGTGCCTGCGATCTGCCCGAGCCAGCCGTTCCACGCCGCCTACCGTGCTCGAACTGGCAAGCTTGGCGGCGACCTTGGGGTTGTCGGCCCGCACGGCAGCATGCCGGCAGACGCTGCGGATCAGGTCGGTGGCAGCGAGAGTGTCTTCGGTGCGCCAGTGGCGTCCGTCCCACACGAGCCAGCGACCCCAGGTCGCCACGTAGCGCCAGTCCCGGTGGTAGCGGCGCGTAAATGCCAGTGCCAGTGCGTCTTCGGTTCCCCACACCGATTCATCGCTGCTGACCACAGGCTCGGCTTCATCAGCAACATCGTGCATCTGCAAACGCGGACCTTGGGTGAGGAAGGTGGCGACGTCAAAGCCCTCGGCGATGGCATCAGCCGCGTCCCAACCGTCGGCTGCTTTCTCGGGTGGATACAGGATGTGGCAGGACTTCGCTCCTGCCGACAGGATGGACTGCGCAGCTTGTGCCGCATAGTCCCAGCCCGGCTTGTCACGATCTGGCCAGATCAGTACGGACTTGCCTGCCAGCGGCGACCAGTCGGTTTTCTCGACCGGGGCATTGGCACCGTGCATGGCGGTGGTGGCACACACGCCGATATTGATCAGCGCCTGCGCACATTTTTCTCCTTCGGTTAGCACTACCGTATCGGGCAGCACCATGCCCGGCTGGTTGTATAGCGGACGCGGTTCAGGCGGCGCCATCTTGCGCCGCTTGGCATCCCATGGGCGGAATTCCTTGCGCCTGCCGGGCGGATCGTACCGGTACACCACGGCGATCAGTTTGCCGTCGCGGTCGAGATAGTCCCACTTAGCAGTGGCAGGACCTAAGTCATCCACCGGCACTTCACGCTTGGATTTGCGTGGCGACTGCACTGGGGCACGCCCCGCCAAATTACGGGCATGTTCGAGTACAGTAGCAAAATCGCTATGTGAATCGCAGCCATGGTGCCGTGCGATCAGATCGAAAATATCGCCACCGCTGCCATCTGCCCGATCTGTCCAAAGACCAGCCTTGTCGCCGGCGAGTACCACTTCCAGGCTGTCGCCGGGGCTTCCCAGTACATCGCCGATGTGAAACTTGCCGCGCCGTTTCTTGCCGGCGGGGAATAGCATGAGCAGAACCGATTCCAGTCTAAGCAGGAGCGTGTTGCGGATTTCGTCGCGATCCGATTCGTGTGGCTGACCCTGCTGGGGTGGGGTGTCGTTGAAGTCCATCATTTTGCACCTGCCTTTCGTTTTGGTTTTGTTGAGAGGAGGCGATGTTTAGCGTTCATGCGGACCTCCAGCAGCGATCCTGCCAACCGCAAAACTTGCATTCGATATGAGTGGGATCACTGAACGGCCGTGGAAGCAGTTCTCCGTGCTCGGTGGCCGCAATGATCTTCACGGCGCGATCCGATGAGCGTTGCGCCAGCGCGGCGTCGAACTCCACCTGCTCGAACCACAATTCCTGGGTGTCCTTATTGATCGCGGTGAACAATGCAGGATGGCGACTGATACCCTCGACCGTGGATTCCATGTATGCCTGGTAAATTGCCATCTGCGCGGCATAGACCGGCTTGGCCACCGACACGCCGCGTTTGACGCAATCCCGCCAGTTCTGCGCATTCATGGTCTTGCACTCCCATAGCATCGGGAACGACCAGTCGAGATCGGCAGGCGCGCCCATGACGATGCCGTCCACATGGCCCTGGATCAGCCCATCGCAGACCGAGAAGCCGAACTGGCCACCTGATCGGGTGCGGGTATAGAGATCGAAACCAGCAACGCGCAGCCAGCGGATCGCGAGATCCTCCAGCGCATGACCGACCTCGAATACCCGCAGCACCCGGCCATCGAAGTCCCGACCGGAATCGGCTGGCGCTCCGGAAAACTCATACTGCAGCGCCCGGTCACAGGCAACACCCAGGCGGGAGGCGCCCAGATAGGTGCGGGAAGCTTGCCCGGCACGTTCTGCAACAAGCGCCGCATCGATGTGCGTCGTCACGACCTCGTGCAATTTGGGGCGATGGTTGAAATCCAGCATCACGCACCGCCTTTCTGGGGAGCAGATTCTTCCCAAGGCAGATCGCTTTTGAGATCGGCGAACGGGTCCTTCACCACATTCGGCAATCCCCGTACTGCTGGGAATGTCGTCGAGGCGTGCCGTTCTGCCATCGCGTCCACAAAGCAGGAAACGATGGCATCGCATACCCGGAGCGCTTCGGTTTCAGAGTAGTCGCCTAACGGCTTGTCGAAGCCGATCTCGCCGGCCGCTTCGCCGAACGCCTTGAGACAACGGCGGATGGCGGCCTGCTCGTTTTCCGTCGCATCAATCATGGGACGCTCCTTCCCCTTGTCTTCTGCGTCGACGCGAAGGTTGTAGAACAGATGAAATGCGTCCTGACACCGTTTTGAACAGAACACCCAATTGACCGGATAGCGCCGGGGATCGGCTATGGAATACCGCGTGTCGGTGATTCCAAAGCCACGCGCTTCGCGTGAACAAATCCAGCATTTCACGATCCCCCCTTACTGTGCCCAGGCGGGCTTGGTGGTTGTGGCCGGACGCTGGTGGGCGGCATAGGCAGGCGCTGCTTGCGCCGGCGTCCCAGAATTACCGCCACCGGTCGGCACCTTGGATGGCACCCCCATCAACGCCGCGTAGTCCTTGTGGTCGGGCTCGATGGCCAGCTTGATCACGTTGCGGTTTTCGCCCTTGCTGTCCTTCTCGACATCGATGCGTGCGACAAACTCGATGCCATCGAGGGCAGAGAAACTGGCGATGCGCCGGGCATTCTGTGCTTCGGGTGACTGATCGGATGGCAGCACGCCATAGGCCGAGTTGAGTACGGCACGGATGAAGGTGCGGCCCATGTTGGCCCAGGCATCGCTCTTGGATGAGTGGAGGCCGATGTTGCTCCACAGTTTCCGCTTGGCGAATTCGCCTTCCAGCACCACGAATTCGGCCGCCAGATACACGGAACCAGTATCGAAACTCTCGGTGGCATACCCACCAGTCCAGCCGCGTGCCGGGTCGTCAAAGCCGCCCGGCTTGATGGTCATGCGGACGCGGGCGAATGTCCCCTTGGGAATCAGGTCAAAGGAGGTTTGTTGTTCTGCGTCGTTGAAATCGTTCCAGTTCATGCTCATGATTTATTCCTTGTCAGATGGGATGGTGGCTGCGCACTTGGCGATCAGCCGGCCGAGGTGGGGTTCTTCCTGCATGTCCAGGCGACCGGATCTGTCCTTAGCCGGGAAGCCCCATGGGTTGAGGGTGTGGCAGATAAAAGCGCGGTAGCTCGTGCCGTCGTCGCTCTTGAGTTCGGCAAGGGTGACGACCTCGTCGACAATGCCGGGCAACTCGAGGGCGGTTTTGCTGCCTTCGATTTGAGGCACGAACACCTTACGGTTGAAGTCGTCCAGTTTCTCGTCGAGGATCGCCACGAACACCACGTTCTTGCCGCGTGCATGCTGCAGGTGGGTGAGCGCGGTGATCATCTCCTGCCCGAGCAGTCCGTATGCGCCCCGGCTGTCCGGCTTGCCGGTGCGCTCGGAATATGCGGCAGGCTGCGCTTTTGCCCAAGTGAAGCACAGGCGGGACAGCGCGGTGATCGAATCGCAGAAGTAGGTCTGGTACTTCGCCAGTTGCGAAGGATCGCCGTAGGTCTGGCAGACATGGTCGAAGTGAGCCTGCGAGAATGGCTGATCGGCAGGCAGCGCAGGATTGGGGCCGGCGAGGAACACCACCAGATCCCGGAACTCCGGCCAGGTGCGCGGACGAATGGTGTCGCCCGACCAGTCGGCTACGGCCAGGTCGCCCGCTTCCAGATCGATGAACAGCGTGGTGTCGGTGCCCAGCGTCTTGAGCTGGGTGGTCTTGCCGATGCCGCTTTTACCAAGGAGCGCCATTTTCACGCCTCGCTTCTCGGCGCGGCGCTGATCGGCGGAAATAATGGGCAGGCTCATCATGCGGCCTCCCTGATCACGTCGATGACTTCCGGATTCCAGAGGATCTGGTAACCGGAATGACCGTTACGCGAATACGGCAGCGCTTCCGCCCAGCGTTTGCCAGACTCGGTCAGTTCCCACTCGTCGCGGTCATTCTTGAATTGCAGGACGTGGGATTGGAGTCGCAGGTTGACCGATCGGGCCGACAATTCCAGTCGTTCGCCAAGTTGAGTCGGATTCAGGCTGCAGATCGGCTCATTGGCAACTGGAAGTGCCCGGCGCAGGTGCTCGATGGCCAGCCCGGTATTGTCGTGGATGCAGGTGAGCGTCGCGGCCATGGCGATACCGGCTTTCACCCCGGGCACCTTGGCGACTGCCTCGCCAATCAGCAGGATGGCATGCACGCGATCCTGGGTAGGTGCAGGCAAAGCGGCAACTGAGCCTGGTACCGCATAACTGCCGGTTTTGCGGATCGATGGCAACACCTCGTGCGTGACCCAGCGCTTGAATCGTTTGGCTTCGGGTTTTCGGCTCCCCAGAACGAGATTGAAAAGGCCGGACTCGTTGACCACCGTCATCTCCTGCATCCCGCCAGGGGTGTGAATTGAACTCACACCCTTTTCGTCATCGTCCAGGCGCTCCAGCGCTTTCCGGTCCAGGTGCAACGTGGAAAGCAGGTCTGCCGCGACGAACAAAGGCTCACCGTCTTGGTCGATGACCACACGAACGTCATGCGACTCAAAATCATATGCAACGATATTGCTCATTTCGTCACCTCCACAGCGATCAGGTTGACGGTGTCGGAGCCAAGGCACCGATGCTCGCGCGCCAGGTTGTACAGACGTTCCAGAGCGCCATGACGGGAGTGGATGGCCGAGTTCTCCGCTTGTAGCAGTTGCATGGCGAATGCAATTTCATCCAGCGTGGCTTCGGTCAATTCCTTCTCGATGAGATTGCCAGCGCGGTCCTGGAACTGGATCGTGGCAGGAAGGCTGTCGCCGTAAACGGAGCCGATTTTCTTTTGCAGGACTTGATGCAAGGTTTTGGTGCTCATTGTTGATTCTCCTTAACAAGGGCAAGGCGGAAACCCGGCTTGCCTGGTTTGACGGTGCGTGCAGAAGCAAACTGTTCGCGAAGGGACGGCGGCCAGTTCTTGAAGCGGGATTCGGAAACGGAAAACTCAACGTCGATAAA